AACAACATGAAAGTAAAAATAATGCAAAAAACTCTTAGAAAACCACTTTTAGAGTTTAGAGTCGACAGATATTATGGATATGATGCAAATCCAAAAGTAAAGGCAGAAAATCAGATAAATTACTATGATACGGTTATGGATAGAATAAACATTATTTTAAAACCTAAAGTGGCAAAAATAAACTTAAAACCAAGTCACAGCCGATTTCCAACAAAAAGTCAAATATCAGCGTCTAATTGATGTTGTTGGATCATTAAAAGTATGTCTCCAATCTTTTCCATGTTTCTTCTTCATGCTTAACCAGAATGGATCAGCACCTAACATACCACCTTTTTTATTGTATTCTTTAGTAACATTGGCTATTTTTCTGTGACAACTTCTACAGAATCTAGCATTTATCTGTTCTATCTGAAATTTGTACTCTCCACAAAAAAAGCATAAACCATACAGTTTTTGCGATATTGTAGCAAGTAATGGCTCTCTACCACGCTTACCAGCACATTCACCACATATGTCTGCTATAGTAGCAGATGAAGCATCTTTAGTAAAACAGTTTATACATATGGCTTCCTTGTAATTATCTACGTGTGTAAACTCGTCAGCTTGGTGCTTTTCCCAAAGCTTCTTACCAATACCGAATCCACCAGTATCTACGTTTAATTTTGTTGCCATTATGCTTCTGCCAATGTAACTTTCTTCAAAGCCAACTGCAGAATTATATACACATTATTTGCAGCATAGTCACTTGTACAAACCTTTCTACATTCCTTTTTGATGTTTTCTATTGTATCATCTATTAATTTGTAATCTGCACTGTATACATTGCTTGGTTTTTTTACCTCAACAATTTTAGCCTTAACTTCCAACTTATGTTCAGTTGTAGGTACTGTCTTTACTTGTACAGTAGCCTTTGTGATTTCTTTATGCTGGTGCTTTACTATCTCCTTCTTCGCCATTTTCCCACCTCCTTACTGACTCAAACTCCTTTTTAACTATTTCCCTAGCCTGTCTTACTGTCATACTACCATACTTTCTTAATTGCTCTACAGTCTTTGTTTTCTTCCAACCATGATCTACTGCACTCTGTAACGTGTTTTTAACTACTTTGAAATTAATAGGTGTAATACCATCTGGATAATTCTTCTTACTCATGGAAGTTCCCTTACCACTAGACGGACTGCCCTGTGCTATGCCTCCAATGTCTGAAGGTCTTCTGTTTTTCGGTTCGCCCTGCATACTCTGTCTCTCTTCTTTTGGTGCTGCAACTCCGTCTTTTCCTCTTCCGTCTGTTCCTCCTTGCCCCATTTCCATCATTTCTCTCATGCCTATCACTGGATCTTTTGAAACCTTGAATTCACCAGTATGTGACCTTGTAATCTCAAATCCTAGTGCAGCGAGTGCTGTCATGTTTTCAATCTCAGTTCCCTGTATTTGTAAGTGCATTAGTTCGTCTGTCTCTTCTGCTTCTGATAATTTCAAATCCCAATCCTCAACTCCCAAAACTGTACTCAATCTCCTGAAAAATGACTTGTATAGTATGTCCTGCCCCCATTTTACTGCCCTATTGGTTATTGTAACCTGTAATCCCTCTTGTGACCATCCAGAAGGCATTTCTCCGTAGTAGAGAGGTAATACGCCATATATTGCACCTATAATCTGTCTTAGTTCTTGTCTTACTGCAATAAACTCTAATTCCTTTAATGAGCCTGTAAAGTCCAACCATTGTGCTAAATTCTTACCACCCTTCTCCTGTTCGACTAAAAGTGGGTGTATCATGTATGGATCTTCTGTAGCCTTTTGTTCCAGCATATCCCATGACTTTCTAAATGTTTCGTAATTACGAGACGCAATTACTAACATACCTCTTGGAGGTCTCATTTTATCGAAGTATTTTCTGATATATTCATCCATATGTGACAAAGACATTGCCTTTGACCATATTGCGTAAATTGGAGAGTATCCGTAGACTAATGCTGGTCTGTACTTACCTGCCTTCCAAATAACTTCACCTTCACCGTAAATAACTCTTTTTGGTTGTGGAATACCCAAAGAATAGACTGAATTGACTTCAATTATCGCTTTTATGCCTTCTGCACCACATCTATCGCAAGTTGGACTTAATAATCGCTTATCTCGGTGTTCAAAGCGTGGACAAACCCAAACTTTGTTCCTTTTGTCGTCAAAACCAATTCTACCGTCTGAATCGGCTATCATAGCGACTTGAGGTGGATCAATTCTTAATATTTCCTTAATTTCGGTCTTTTCATGGTCAATCTTTCCTGTAGTATCATCTACCCAATAATTTTTTAATAATAACATATATGCATTGTCTGCAATCTCTAAATCACGTTCTAACATCCTTGCAACGTCTTCAATAGTCTGTCCGTTTCCGTTTACTGGATCATGAATCAGTTTTTCGAGTATTTTTCGGTTTCTTGGTTCTGGTCTTACAATATCAACACTTCCACAAGTATCGCATTCCATGTTATCATTTGCCTTTGTAGTCAGTTCGCTTGTTTCTTGCTCTTCTTCAACTTTAATTGGTTTATAGTCAAATTCCTTACTACACTCCTGACATTTGTATTTAAACCTTTCAACAACCTCAAATCCGTTTTTAAACAATTCTCTGTTAAGTGTTTCAATAGGTATCCTAATAGCGTCTATGTTATCTGCCAACTCATAAATCATTATGAGTGGGAATGGGAATATAGGTAGTTTAGCACCAGTATCTGTAGAGAAGTATGGCTGTGCTATACTAGGTCTAGCAGTTGTTTCAGTGAATCCCTTAGTCTTAAAACCAAAAACGCCTTTTATGGTATCAGTGAATCCCATATAAGTTACTCAATACACTGATTTATAAACTTTGTCAAAATATGTAAAATTTTTGTTACGGTATAGACTCCTGACCTGTCCTATACCTCTGGTCACCATGCTCTAAGCAATATACGTCTCTTCCTTCGTTTTTAACGCAGGAGCAACTCTTTTTCTCTACCTTCTTATCCTTAATGCCTAATGCCATATCTCACAAAGAATAAATAGCCTTATAAATATTGTTATATGCCTAGTGGTGTGAGTTTGCATACCTGATTAGACTAACTCGAAAGGGAGGACTAAAGTGACGACCTAGCTGGGCAATATTTATTACTTCTAAAAAGTCGTTTAAATATGGTCGAATTAGAAATAAGCGATTATAATACCATTCTTAATTGGTTTACGCTTGTGTTCGGTAAGAAAGATCCTCATAAGATACCTAGGGTGGATCGCAGTACGTTTTGGAAACTCAATTTCCTCGCTGAAGACAAGATTCGTGAGGAGACAGACCGTCTCGCTGACGATAAAGACTTAGCTTGAGGCTGCCGAAGGCAGCCGAATTTTAGGGCAGATAGATTTATAAAAGAGAGTAATGATTATATACCATGAAAGGTTGTCATTTTGAGAAATATAAGAAGAAGCCAAAGGGCTATAAGATTAAAGACGGTGAAATAGATGAAGAAGTGTATGATATGATAGATGAGGAGTTGATGTAATGCCAACGCTTGGTGATCCTCCCAGCATTGAATTCAGAGATGCGTGTAAAAAATGTGGATCTACGGAAGGGTTTGCGTGGACTTATGGTGAAAATGATGGGAATTCAAAAGGATACTCAACTTGCAGATCATGTGGTGGTGTAACCAAATGAGAAAATACGGTAATCAACCACATATATCTTTCAGGATTCTTTCAGAGGCTTCTGGTTGCTCAGCAGGAACAATAATGAAATATGTAAAACTTTTGGAAACTATAAAATGAAAGCAGAGTCATATCCTGATGATCCACCAGTTGCATGGTTAAAGAAATATAGAAGGTCTAGAAAAAAATGAAATTCATATACAGATGCTACAAATGTGGATTAAGTTTTGAAGTTAAAAAAGATGCAGATTTGCATACATTTATAACTAAGCATAACTTTAGAAAGATCGAGATGGTTAAACATGGTTAATTACAGATTTCATCAGCAATGTCCTTTATGTGAGGATCGCTTTATGAACAAGAAAGATTTACACGATCATAAATATGAGAAACATTCTATGTGATTGAAATGGTAAACTGGTATCTAATCTTTTCATTTATAATGCTCGGAGTATTCCTTCCAGCAGGAATTATAATGATTTTACTTTATGTGTACAATGACGCAAAGGTTAACTTCTTCGGAAAGAAAAATCTTGAGGCTGAAAAACATTCATATAATACAACTACTTTGGAGAAGTGGACATGAGTGCTATAGGTGGAACTGGCTTCCTGCATGACTTGGTAGAACTACTTCATGAGGACTGGATTGATAAGATGCACAAGGACATTATCAGGAAGATAATTTTGGATACCATAGATTATATGGAAATGTCAACTAAGACAATTGGTGAACAATTCTTTGGAAAGAGGTAGATTTGGCAATAAACAGATTCAGAAGATTATATGTGTTGCGTGTAGTGAACTTATAGGAGAACACTCAAAGAGACAGTTAGCAAGATGTCTTTTTAGAATACAGGGAACTTTCGTTTCAAATGGCATAATGAATCAACTACCTTCCGAGAAGGAGTAGACTTCATGTTTACAAACCATCTTCTTATAAAATACTTTCTTATCATTGACGCTGAGACATACCATACTGATATTGACAGCATACCAAAAAATTCGCCACTCTCTATGGTTTCAATGTAATGTGGAAGAATGAGGTAGTTAAGTGTGGTGGCTACGGATGCTGCTATGACGGTATCAAATGCTATTTCGCAAAAAGAACGAAACCTACTATCCTTTCGTTTCATCAGTTAGGTCACTTCATGGTTTATATAAACGTTTATAACTTGCGTGGGGCTGACAATAAGTAATGTTGAAATTACCAATTTCTAATGACCAAATTAAGAGAGCCAATAAAATTTCCAATCCGACACTAAAGTTTAAGCAAAACAAGATTGGCGAGAGGGCGTACCTAACTGGTGCTGTTGGTGAGATTGTTGTTGGTGACTACCTAAATACCACGCCTCACATTTATAAATCATTTCAAGAGATGTATGATTATGACATTAACTATAAGGGTATTAGGATAGAAGTTAAGACCAAGATGGTAAACAAGCCCCCCAAACCGTTTTACGACTGTACCATATTTGGATATAGCAAGAAGCAAAAATGCGATCAGTACTGGTTTGTAAATATTAACAAAGACATGACTAATGCTTACATAATGGGTTACATTTCTAAGGATGATTTTTTCCGTAATGCCGAGTTTTGTAAGGCAGGTACTAGTAGAGGTAACTTGGTTTATAAATGGGATAATTATGTAATAAAGGCATTTGAACTTAGGAATCCTATTTTTATTAATGATTAGGCACTGATTGTTTCCCCACCGTTTGTAATTAGCCCCTGATTTGTATATATAAGGGTTTCGAAAATACTGGTTTTCGCTATATACACCTAAGACGCTGGATTTTGATTTTCTAGTTGGTGGATAAAAAAAAGAAAAAAAAAATTAGGGAATTTTTGTTATCTTTCAGAAAAGATTTTCTCTTAACTTGGGATAATTATCGCTGAATTAAACGCCTTGAAGTCTCCAGAGTGTCCTGCCAATTTCCATACGGTAGTTAGGAAACTTGCCATACCTTCTTTCTCCATGCCTGTGGTCTTTGGGTGTTTACCAATTTTCACATCATCGCTTAGGGCGTTCTCATCATAAAGAAGGTCAAGAATTGCCTGAGCTGTACCCTTCGACATATTGGTAATAGAACCAACTTTAGAAGAGCCTGAGCTTTTAGAACCCTTAGCCAACTTTAGTGCTTCCAGTTTGTCAGCCTCTAAGTCTATAATGCAAACTCTGAGGTCGTCAACTTTTGAAAGTGCTTCTGATTGAGCCATGTTTGTTTTACAATTTCACCTAACTAGTAGTATACAACGGTCTATTATAAGTGTTTGATCTACTAGTAGTTAGTAGAGTTAACGCCTGAAATCGAGCCTGCTGGTTCGGTTGTACACCCATGAGGGAATTTATTTTTATCTTTTTACTAGTTACTAGCTAGCTAGTTAGTTAGTTAGTTTATTATTAGTTAGTGTCCATTCCATAGTTAATGGGTAGCTAGTATAGTTAGGGTGGGTGGGTTAAGAAGAGCTAGAATCTTATAAACAGATTGCCTGTTTATAAGATGAAATGTATAGTTAGTTAGTATAGTTGTACACTAGCTAGCTAGCTACTAGCTAGGTCTGACGAATTTTTTATTATACTAGCTAGTACTAGTAGTACTAACTACTAGTATATACTAACTAGTACTACTAGAGGCGAGGGCGAGGCAGTCTCTATACTATAGAGGCGACAGGCACACAGGCACGTTCTATAGTACTAGTAGTATAGTTATTATTTTATTTGTATAGATAGAAACTAATAGTTAGATATATATAGAGGTTCGGCAACGCTTTCTAGCTAGTATCTATTAATCAAACTAGTAGATTATATAACAATAACTAGAACTAATAGTTAGATTAGACCATACTAGACTATTTAATTAGACTATCTCTATTACTTCTATTGTTATTATGTATCTAGTCTAGTTAAAGAAAGGAATGAATCCACGCCCAAAGTCAGCACTATATATATAGGGATCAAACATTTATATGTGTAAACCTAGTAAGATTTTGGCATGACCGAAATAATGCCCAAACGTAAGCGTATACGTACTAGTATATGGTCGAGTAAGGTTACTACCTATGGTAGAGGCTACGACCAAGTGATACTAGAAGGTATAGCTAATGGAACGGTGCTATATAATGTAGTAATGGAACAGAAGGATTGGTTTCTAAGAACTAAGAAACTATCTACTAGTGACTATGCTATATTACGTATGTGCAAGTTCCTATACTATGATAGGCTGACCAAGACGTTCACTATTAGAGAACCATTGGTAGTAGGCTATCTAGCGAAGAAAGGGTGCAAACCCACAGTAGTACGTAATAGTACTACCGTACCCTCTACTACTATACCCAAAGTATAGTAGAGAGAAAGGTATGAAAAACCATAGTAACAGCAGTAGAAGACAAGCCAAGAAGGGCGAACTAGCTCGTGCTATTAGCGAGGCAAAACGACCTAGCTATAGTCAAGTAGTCGAGGCAAAAGCCCTAGCTCGTAAGCTCATGGGCATTCCTGACTTGCATAGTATTAACTATGCTAATAAGGAACGCAAGGCAGTACTACGCATTACTAGATTAATATCTAGTGTTGCCATTGCTATTGAAAAATATAGTAGGCAAGATTGGGTACTAGTAGGAGTACATAAAACATGGCTCAATAGTATCAATCGCAAGATTGAAGCTAGTAACGAGTACAGAAAAACCAATGGTCTAT